TGGGCAGGAGTCCTTTATAAAGAAGGTATTCCTATGGCAATATATGACTTTGCCGAAGAAAAACAAAAATCCACATGGAGAAAAATATGATTATAGAAATTTTTGGAAAGACACATTGTCCCTACTGTGATAAAGCAAAATTTGCTGCACAGTCGTTCATTCAAGAAACAAGCCATACTTACACATATCAACAGTTAGGAACTGATTATGATATGCAGTTTATTGCAGAAAACTTTCCTACTGCTAGAACATTTCCTCAGATTAGAATTGACGGAGAAAATATTGGTGGATATGACAACTTTGTGGAGTACCTAAATGGACTTCGATAAAATAGTAGAAAAGATGCAAAAAGGCATTGTACTGCTGGAGTATACCAGTCTTATTTCTGGTAATGAAAAACAAAGAGAAATGACTCTTTGCCCTACGTTTATACCAGACGGCAAAAGAATCGTAAATTCTCAAAAGTGGAAACAAGACCAGAATGACAAAATGATTTGCTATGACCTAGAGTTTGGCAAGTGGGACGATATTGATAAAGACACAATTCTTAGTTGGAAAGTGGTTGAAAAAGAAAAGGATTTTAAAAAGGTACAGAAAGAACTTACGGAGCTAAACCATGACGGTGATGAGGATAACTAGTTTTATCGATGAAGATGAAGTTCAGTTTTTAAAAGAGTATATAACCCACGCAATTCCTAACCCTTCTAAACAAGTTGCATTTGTAAGAAAAAGCGACAAAAAATTATTTAGTGTAGATAGAGATTATTATTCTCTTAATAGTCCCTTAAAAATTTTTGATAGAATTAGAAAAATAGCAGAAAAAAACTTTCATGTACCTATTACTTTTAGAAAAGATGCATATGCACAAATTATGCACTATAAAACAGGAAGTGAGGGATTAGATTGGCATGAAGATAAAAACCTATGTTATGTAGGAGCTAGTATAAATCTTACCCCAGACTATGAGCATGAAGGAGGGAACTTTGAAATTTGGAATAGTTCACTTACAAACCCATACAGAAGTATGGTAATGTATGATAATAAAACAAAGCACAGAGTCACAGGAGTAAGTGGCGGAGAAAAACTAAGTTTAGTAATGTGGCTGCCCAAAGTTGGGCAAAGTGTTAGCGATGGCAAAGAGTGGAGATATGAATAGAGATAAATGGGTATACTTTTACGAAATAGTAGGTGTTATAACCTGCTTTTTTATTACATCTAACATACTTATAGGTTGGTTCGGATAGTGTGTGGATTTGTAGGCACAACCAATCATGCAGTACACAAACTAATGCTCAGCAAACAGGAGCATCGTGGTCCTGATGCATCTACGTACTGGTCTGATGAAACTTTTAGTTTTGGACATTGCCTATTAGATATTACAGGGTCTAATCAAACTCAGCCTGTAACAACCCCCAACGGTAATATACTACTTTTCAATGGAGAAATGTATGATTCTCTTATGCAGAACGATACCGTGTGGTTGGGTAAAATGCTCGATAAATATGGAGTATCAGTACTAGAGTGGAGTGATTGGCACGGCTCAATAGCTTACTACAACCCTAAAGCGAATAGACTTACACTAATTAGAGACCAATTTGGGACTAAACCACTATGGTGGAAGTATAATGGAAAGCATTTTGAATTTAGTACAAGTTGTAAATCTTTCTTAGACAAAGAATTACAGAATAGAACAACAGCATTTGGCTCTATGGGAGATGAATGTATTTGGAAAGCTACCCACAAAGTAGAACCTGGTGGGTATCTAGAGTTTGACTTAAATAATAACTTTAAGCTAACTAGAAGAAACTTATGGAATTGGCTACACTTTCATAAGAAAGAGTTTGACGCAGAAGAATTTAGAGAAATGACAAAAGAGTCAATATTAAAAGTAGCAAATTATGGCAATTCTAACAATAAACATGCAATATTTCTGAGTGGCGGGTTCGATAGCCAGCTAGTAGCATCTATATGCCGTGAAAGTACTAAAGATATCACGCTTTTTACTTGCGGTTATAGTAACGAAAAGGGAAATGTTTGGGAACATATGGGTTTCCAAGATGAAAGTAAAATGGCAATAAAATCTGCTGAATTATGGGGTAGAGAAGTAGTAAAAGTAGATTTAGGAAAAGATGAAAGAATTGCATTGGGTAAGACTTGGCTAGCAGGCACACATTATGCGTGGTCAGACCATAATAGACAAGCACCTAGATATAAATTAGCAAAAGCTGCTGCAGAACATGGCTGTAAAGTAGTATTGACAGGAGATAGTGGAGACGAACTATTCTCAGGCTATATGCACCATGATAAGAGATTTAAAGAAGGGTACTGTGAAGCAATGATGGCTCAGGCAAAAGACTGGAGATGGTTTCCCCATAAAGTTATGGAACTATCAGACCCTATGGCAAACTCTTTATTTATAGATTTGCTTACAACATCTGAGCAGAATATTCTTGCAACTGACCAGACAGTAGGACTGTTTGGTATGGAGGCTAGAATACCCTTATTAACGCAGAGATATGTACAATATAACATGACTTTGCCAACAAAGACAAGATTTACACAATTTAAAGGATTACAGACAGGCACAACCAAGTATCTTATGAGAGAAGTAATGAAAGAGTATTTACCTGATCATGTAGTAAATAGAAAGAATAAAACAGGGTGGAGTTCCCCATGGGATAATAACCATGCTGAGCAATCACAACGTTGGAGACAGGAGGATTTAGACCTCTTAACAAGGCTAGGTAGATGAAGGCAGTAGTAAGTAACAGAATACAGTTGCAAGGCGATGCTGTTATGCTTGAAAATCTCGAAAGAGAGCTAACTTATAGTTTGCCTCCTCGTATGCCACAAGACCCACCAATGATAATAAAAACAATACGCCCCTTGCGAGAAGGTTTGGTTTCCATACCTGTCGGAAGATTGGACTTAGTACCAGAGGAGTATGAAATTATCGACAAACGCGTACAAGCGCCGATGGTGTTTCCAGAGTTTAAGTTCGAGTTACGTGCGTCCCAACAAGAGGTCTATGACGCAGTAGACGACAACAGTATAATTAACGCTTGGGTAAGTTGGGGGAAGACTTTTACAGGTCTAGCCATAGCTGCTAAGCTTGGTCAGAAAACATTAGTAGTAACACATACAACCAATTTGAGGAATCAATGGGAAAAGGAAGTAGAAAAGTGCTTCGGGATAAAGGCAGGGAGAATCGGGAGCGGGAGCTTCGACACTTCGTCCCCGATAGTCGTTGGGAACATTCAAAGTTTATATCGCAGGATAGACGAGATAAAACATTTATTCGGGACAGTCGTTTTGGACGAGATGCACCACGTTTCGAGCCCTACGTTTACTCGAATAGTAGACGAGATGCCGAGCCGATACAAGATAGGACTGACAGGAACGTTGGAGAGAAAGGACGGGAGACACGTAGTATTCAGGGATTACTTTGGTCAGAACGTACTTAAGCCGCCTAAAGAAAATTACATGACTCCAGAAATAGATGTCATAAAATCCGAAATAAGATTCCTTGATGGAAGCTTTACTCCTTGGGCAGAGAGAATCAATCATCTAGCTACGAACGAAGAATACATTCATAGTGTGGCTCTGATTGCGTCAACGTATGCCGCCGAAGGGCATAAGGTACTAGTAGTATCGGACAGAGTGGCGTTCTTGAAAGTCTGTCAACGATTAGTTGGTGAAAATTCAGTTTGCATAACAGGGGATATGGATTTTGCGGAAAGAGAAGATACAATGCGTAGAATGGGCGGAGATAAGAATATCCTCTTTGGTACGCAATCAATTTTCTCTGAAGGTATATCCTTAGATGTACTTAGTTGTTTGGTGCTAGGTACCCCAGTAAATAATGAACCTCTTCTTACTCAGCTAATTGGTAGAGTAATAAGGAAGAAAGAAGGTAAAATACAACCAAAAATAGTAGATATCCATCTAAAAGGTAAGACGGCGGCTAGACAAGCTAACGCACGAATGGGATATTATGTCAAACAAGACTATAAGATAAACATTAAGTAACAGAAACTTTATTTGAATTAAATACATGAAAAAAATAATTCTTGACAAGTCCTCAAAAAATTGGTATAATATATGATATATTTTGACTGGAAGAAGATTTTAGAAGCGAGTAACGGCAACGTTGCTAACATAATCACCATTATGAGAATTATAACTTTTAAAATTACACCAAAGAATTATTATGATAAGACCTTTAGGTTTTATGAAAAGAACTTTCACGGTAGCTCGTTCTTGGTTAACGCTAAGGATTTGCTAGAGAAAGGGCGTGCCTTTAGTGATAAAGAGGTTGCGGAGTATGTAGGTGTTGCATCATTCCGTAATTCTTACGAGTACGTAAAAACAAAAGACACCACACTAGACCTCATTTTCTGTCAAGTTAGTGAGGACATTATAACTAAAAACAGACTGCTTGATATTAGAGATGGAAAGATTCATTTCAAATACGAGGAGACACAATAAGGAGAATATTATGGCAATAGGCTTTAATACTACAAAGGGCTCAGCCCAAAAGTCCAAGATTGAAACATACAATTTTGGCAACAAGGAAGACCACCACATCAGATTGGTTGGAGATTTACTTCCAAGATACGTCTACTGGATTAAAGGCGAGAACAACAAGAACATTCCTATGGAGTGCTTGTCTTTCGATAGAAATACCGAAACCTTTAACAATGTAGAGCATGATCACGTTCGTGATTTTTACCCTGACTTAAAATGCGGTTGGGCTTATGC